TTTATCTTTAATTGTCTTAATCACAAAGTCTGGAAAGTATCTGTGCCATTTTTTATCCAATGGACTATAATACCTGACAGGTAACTCTTCACTTGCCCAATGTACTATATCAGTATTCAAATCACAATAACGCATAAATCTCCGTTCTAAAAGAGACCTATATACTATTTGATTTGGATTGCCTACGTACTTTTTTGGGTTGGTTGCTTTATATAAACCTTTGTAACTCTTTGCCATAATCTACCTATTAATCATATAAATATTAAAGTATTTATAAGAAGGATTACAATATTACAATGATACACCATAATCTAAACAGAATCAAAAAAACTGTTAATCGTGCTAGAAGTATTAAGTTAAGCACTTATATACAGAATGCGGTAACTACTGCTAAGGGATTTGTTGTTAATAAAATAACAAATAAGATAAATGCTTCTGACCTTATTAGTAGTTTTGGTGCTACAATATCTAAAGCAAGTGGTGATGGTGGTGCAGTTGCTAAACTATTAGAAAAATCACCATTTAGGATATCAGAAGGTTCTGGTCAACGGTATAAATCACACGATAGATTAAAATTTCAACACGTCCAATATCCAGCAGAATTAACAGGTAATGAATTAGGAAATTGGATGTTGTTTTTTATGATAACAAATACTACTAATGGTGCAGGAATGATGGATTTAGAAATGGCAAAACAAGTTGGTATGGGTCATTTAATAGAGGATCATTTTACTGAGGAAGAAAGAAGTAAGAAGGGTCACGAAAAAACACGAATTGATAGAATACGAGAACAATATAAAGCAAAAGGTATTGATATTCCTAAAGTTGAGAGTACTAACTCAAACTTAGCAATGGGAGTGAATCAATTAGTAACTGGTGCAGTTGCATTGTATATGCCACCAGATGTTAAGGTAAGTTATGGTGCAGATTGGAATCCAGAAGATACAAATACAAGTGGTGATGTATTTAATTTGATTAATAAAATGAAGACTTGGACAGATGATGAATCTGCTCTAAATATGGTTCACAATTTTGGTAAAGCTGGACTTGGTATTACTGTAAAATTATTGAAAGAGTGGCTTGGTGGTGCTACTGAAATGGCTGGAATGGGGGATATTGCAAAAGTACTTGGTAAACGAGCTGGTATGGCAATGAATCCACACAAGGAACAGTTTTATGAAGGTCCTATGTTTAGAGAATTTAGTTATCAGTTTAAATTTTGGCCGAGAAATCCAGATGAAACAAATCGTGCTAGTGATATTATTAAAATGTTTAAGTATCATATGCACCCTTATAAAGACCCATTCCTTGGTGACCGTATATTTAGAGTACCGTCAGAATTTGAAATACATTATTTACATAATACTGGTATAAATGAGCACTTACATAGAATAGCAAGATGTGCTTTGAAAAAAGTTGATGTTAGTTATACACCAGAAAGTGGTAATTTTAAAACATTTGATGACCACTCACCTGTCACATATACACTTGATTTAACATTTGTAGAATTAGAATATATGACCAAAGATAAAATTTTAGAAGGATATTAATGGAATATTTTAGTCAATTTCCTACAATGATTTATGATATTAAAGGTAATAATAATTATAAACTTATACCTGATATATTTCGTAAAGTAAAAGTAGTAAATAAAATAAAAGGTAATGTATCTCTCATAGACACTTATGAGGTTGATGATGGAGAAAAACCAGAACACGTGGCATATAGAGTTTATGGCAACGCAAATTATTTTTGGGTTGTGTGTATGATGAATGATATTAAAAATATATATTATGACTGGCCGTTATCTAATTTACAATTTGAAAATTTTGTAAAGGACAAATATGATGAACCTGAAGCGATACACCATTATGAAAAAATACAATCAAGTGGGAAACAAATAGGAGATGGACCTGGAGATTATTCTCAAATGATAGAGTGTAATTCAATAGACGAAGGTTCTGGTCCAGTGTCTAATGCTGAATATGAAAGAAGAATACAAGATAAGAAGAGGCAAATTAGAATATTAGATCCGAAGTATTTGGATTTTTTTGTTACGGAATTTAATACATTGATTAGTAAATGATATGGCAACAACTACAGAAGTACATAATGCAGGTGATTATAGTTTAAGCATTGCTGAAATTATATCATACAAGATACAAGGAGGACCTCCTGGTTCTCATACTCCATACATAATGGATATCCGTAATATCATTATGGGTGTAACATTATCAGAAAGTATCTATGATTTCACAATGGTTGGTAAGATACAAGTATATGATACACAGGATATTCGTACATTACTCCCTATTACAGGTTTAGAAAGATTAAATTTAAAATTTAATACACCAGGTGTCCCTGGTATTAATGGCGTTGCTAATAAAGGTCATCCATTTCACATTTATAAAATAGAATCAATTTTCCAAGATAAATCAGCAACGAGTGCTCAAGCATATGACATTTATTTCTGTTCAAGGGAAACCTATTATAATAATATGCGTAAAGTGAGTAAGGCTTATGAAGGTGCAGTTGAATTAGGTGTTGAAGATATATTTAGAGGTAAAAAATATCTTAATAGTAGAAAACAACTTTTTATGGAACCCACAAAGTATAAAACAAAAGTGGTGATACCTAATTTGAAACCATTTAATGCAATAGACTTGCTAGGTTCTAGGGCAGTATCAGGTAAATATGAAAATGCAGGATATTTATTTTTTGAAACGCCAGATGGATACCATTTTAGAAGTTATGAATCTATGTTTGCTGTGGATGGTGTTGTAGCACGACCTTCTAAATTTAGATATATGCCACAACGACAGAACGTTAGGGGTCCACATTCAACTCCTACTCCAGAAAAAGATATGCACGGTGTCCATAATTGGGGATTAACTGACTCGGTTAATATATTAAAAAATTTAAGTGCAGGTGCTTATGCAAATAAATCAATAGAGTATGATCCATTTTATAAAACAATTAATATAAATGAATATGATTATGACAAGAATTTTGGTAAGCATTTTCATACTGAACATAGTGATGGATGGAAAACAGATGTTAAAACACCTTTACCTTATGCAAAATTTGATGATACTAATAAGGCAGTATCGGAAGAATTTGACCAACGAGTTGTACTTTCACCTAATACTAGTAATGTTCACGATAACTTTAAGTTTATTGGACCTAAATTAAGGGTTCAACATATGATGTCCCAAAGGCAATTATTAAAACACGGTGTCTTGACTTTAAATGTATGGGGTAATTCGTTATTACGTGCAGGAGATATTATAAATTTTGAAATGCCTTTATTAAGACCTATGGAACAAAATACTCCAGTACTTAAAAATCCTCATTGGGGTGGACGATATTTAGTTACAGCGATTAAACATAATATTGTAAGAGGACCAGCTGGTAGATATACTATGGTGATTAGTGCAGTTAAGGATAATGTTGCTCACCCTTATAAGTCAGAATTTGATAGTTGGACACACGTAGAAAGTCCTAAAAGTAAAAGTCATAATATATATGAGTTAGATAAAGCACTATTGGGTCGGATTAAAAGTTTAGGGACATTGGATGGACAGAAATTACCTAAAACAGGACCTCATAGATAAACTAAAATGAAAGGGATTGAGAGGACTTCCGAGATTCGCAAATTTTTAAGACCGCTAACGCTAGACGTGTAAGAGGACAGATTTTGGTCACCTTTATAGCTGGCCGTAGTAGAGATACAGACAGGAAACACACAACGACTATGAAAACATTTAGAGAACAACTACAAGGATATTCGCTTGACAATGTGAGTAATATTGTGTATAACGCAGGTCAACTGAGCATACCACATCAAGGTCGCCAGCTGTACTATATGCTAAGCAGGAAGCCTCACAGCTACTCCGCAGTCTTCAAAGTGTTCTGGAATAGAGTATTAGGTACCTTTACCTTTACGCAAGAGTGCGTAAAGAATTCCAAGATGGGCAATAAGGGGTCGCAAACGAGGCGAGTGCCTGTCGCTGACCTATGCAGGTTGCTCACGAGGTTGCGTAAAGAAATTCTAAATAGTATTATAATGCGTAAGCTGACTGCTTTAAAAGAAAAACAATATGGGAAAAACAATGGCCGACTCTAATATTTTATCAGCAAACTTTTATTCTTTCACAGGTGTGGTAGAAGATAGGAACGATCCACAAAAGTTAGGCCGTTATAAGGTAAGAGTCCTTGGCATACACACACACGATAAAGAAATTCTACCAACGGCCGACTTACCGTGGGCGCAATGTATATTACCTGTTACATCACCAGGCATTTCAGGATTAGGCCATTCACCATCCTTTCTTGTGGAAGGTTCGTGGGTCTTTGGTTATATGAGAGATGGTACCGCTTGTCAGCAACCAGTTATCATCGGAAGTCTGCCAGGCTATCCGATTGAAGGTGCGAATTCAAAATTTGGTTTCTATGACCCTAACGAAAAGTTTCCACGAATGATTAATGAACCAGACACCAATAGACTGGCAGTTAATTTGCAAGAAGCAGTTGGTGATGACCTTGAATCAAGTGACGCCAATCCTCATTTACATTTAGTATCACGGACTATGACCCGACTATACAATACAGGTATAGCAACGGCCGATTTTAATACCACTATCAATGCAGACGGTGGCATAATCTTGGGAAGTGATGGCGACACCTGGGATCAACCTAAAATACCTTATGCGGCCGTTTATCCATACAATCACGTTTTTGAAAGTGAATCTGGCCACATCTCGGAATGGGATGACACGCCTGGCGCAGAAAGAATTTATCAGGCACACCGAACTGGTACCTCTTATGAAGTAGACCCGATAGGCAATATCACAGTCCTTAACCAATTAAACAAATATGAAATTACTTCCTGGAATAGTTACAACTCTATTGGTGGCGATTCAGATATCACGATAGATGGCCGCCATAAGATTTACATTAACAAATCAGGTATGCCGTTTAATAACTATGATATACAAATAGGTCCTAACGCTAATGTTAATATACAAGTGGATAAAGGCAATATCAATTTGGTCACCGTTGATGGCAATATCAATGTAAATAGTGGTGGCGATTATAATTTGAGAGTGAAAGGTAATTATGTCAGTGATATATGGGGAAGTAAAAGAGAAACAATAGCTGGCTCTAAAACATCTAATACCACTATGTCCGTTATACACCGTGGAGCCACAATAGATTTGAATTAGCTGCTGCTACGTCCAGACTTGCTGCTACGTGATAGGGCTTGCTGCTACGTAACGGCCTGCTGCTACGTCATATATATCAAACTTGGAAATACCTGGAAAAGTTTTTGAAAAACCTCTATATAGGCCTGCATTGTTGAATCTAAAAAAAAAGTTTAATCTATAAATGCAATAACAGACACAAGCATAATAGAGATACATTTTTCCCTTAAAAAACCCCGACTAAATTTTTTTGAGTACCAGCATTTAGTCCAACTTTACATATACAATAAATACTATTATGATTACAAAACAATCATACGAAGACTTAAAGCCTTATTGGGATTTCCAACGTAAGAAGGAATACAATAAGGAAAAAGTGGAACACCTAGCCGATAAAATGCAGGGCCAAGTTTACGACCAATTTGGTCCCATATCTGGTAAAGAGTTACTGGACACCTTGTGGTGCAAGTTACCACAAGAAGCTTACGAAGATCCACACCCAGGTTGGGTTCCGAGAGATAAGTCTTACAGGCACGAATGGGAGAAAGAACCAGGTCCGACACAGATACCTTTTCATAAGAAAGGAAAGCGTGTCGTTGTTAAAGCAAAGTGGTTACACGATAGACCATCACATCTGGATGACTAGTGTTTACATACTGGTGATTATCTTTATTATTATGGCTATTACTTTTGCACATCTCTAAATCTTGGATATTATATATACACGTGTAGTGCTTCACGAAATGCTCCAGAGTCCCAAGACATAAATAACTTACATATGCAAGATATAATAATATTAGGTTTCGCAATTTTCATTTATATGTTAGGCACAGTATGGATATATTAGGTATAGTCTTACTAGTTGCATTTATCATATGGGTGATATTTGATTATAGAAAGGTATACCTTTCTGGTAAAAAAGTAATGAAGGATAAAAAATGATAGAAGAAATACAAGCAATCGTTAAAAAGGTTTGGAATACTTTACGCTATAAAGAAGTGCCTGTATGGGTACTTGTCCTAGTTTTAGTTATTTGGTATTTCTCATAATAAAAATATAGTGGCCACGCCTTTGATATTTAAATGTCAAGGGCTTCCAACGGTGGTGTTGTCTTAATGTTTTAATGTAAGCAATACAATACTCGGGTTCCCAATCAACTATTCTAACTCTATATGGCGACCGACTGAATAAGGCTTTTTGGCAATAGACAATGAAGTCAACGTCAGCGAAGGTATGAGTATTACT